ACGCTTACGGCCACCAATACCAATCTTAGCCAACAAGGAAGCGAAATTGCTTTCCGTGTCAGCCTCTAGGTCCATTGGCTCTGGCGAATATGGCTTAGGCTCGTCCAGCTTCATTGTGAGAGGCTTACCAGGCTCTGAACGTGCTACCTTTGGAGCCACAACGCCCATGAGGTTAGGAGCGCCCACAAGGCTCGTAAACTTGCGAACATAGTTCTGCGTTTCCTTGAACTTTGGAACACCGCCAGCCTCACGAACATTGCGCGGTCCAGCGTTATACGCAGCTACAGCAAGAATGGGGTCGCCAAACTGCTTCAGCATCTTTGCGTAGTATTTAACGCCGCCCTCAATGTTCTGGAACGGGTCGTCGATGTTTACGCCAAGCTCTTTGGCTGTGGCAGGCATAAGTTGCATTGGGCCACGAGCGCCAGCCTTAGAGACAGCCTTATTCTTTCCGCCAGAGCTTTCGATCTGGAAGATGGCACGAGCATGAGAGACAGGCACACCATACTTGGCGGCCATCTTATCAACGTGAGACGCTAAATCTTTAGCCATTATTGCCCTCTCTGGCGGGGAGTTGTGAGGCCAGCAACAGCGGCTGGGCTAAGAAGCGCACGAGACGCAACGCCAACGGCTTGAGATGCCTTGCTGGGCTGACGGCCAAGGATTGCTGCAATAGCTTTACGGCCTTGAGGCGTATATGGTGCTGCAATCAATGCGATAGCAGATGCTTGCTGCGGAGTGATGCCTTCATAGCCAAGTGCTTCTGCAATCCCCTGACCACCAGCAGCCAATCCACCAGTAAGAGCAAGATTGCGTGCGAGGCGTGTTGCAGTGCCGCTATCAGGCGTGCGAGATGGGATGTTACGACCAGCACGAGCCAAGTCAGCATAAGGCCCACGGCGCTCACCCTTGCCAAACGCAGATACAGCGCGATCAAGAGATGATGGCGTAATCTTGCCTTGTGCGCCAGCAGCAGCCTTCTTCAAACGTGCCTGATGCGCCCAGCCGGAGTTAATCTGACGAAGGGCAACTGCCTGCGCTGGATTTTGTTCAGCCAAAGCTTCCATCCATGCCTGACGAAGATTTGCAGTGCCTACACCAAGGCGACGCTCGAACGGATCAGCAGACTTCATAAAGGCTTCAGAAGACTTACCAAGACGGCTCAAAGCATCCTGAAGGTTTTTGCCACGGATAAATCCGTTTTCATCAGCCAAATCAGTAATGCTATCTTTAATGATTGCCAGCCAATCACGTTGCAGGCTCTTGCGGCTTGACGGAATGCCAAGGTCATCAAACACCTGACGCGCCGTCTGTCCAAATTCCTTGGTCACGTTAAACTCAAGGTTCGGAACAAGCGTATTATAAGCCTGCTGAAGTTTACCCTTTACCCAGCCAACAGCCTCTTCGCCTTCCAAGTCCTTCGGAACCACGCGGCCAATGAATGACGCGGCCCGATTAAGAGCGGACTTTTCAAATTCATCGCCAACTTGCTCACGAGCATATTGAACCAGATCACCGATACCGGGAAGGCTTGTCGCAGCCTCTTCAAGTTTCTGCACACCACGGCCAAGAAGGCTTTCGCCCTCACCTACAATCATGCCGAGTGTCGGAGAAATTCCTTGTTCGCGCAACGTGCGGATGCCACGGCTTACAGTCGGCGCAATTGTTCCGGCAACAACGTCAGCAACAGGCTTCAAGGCAGTAGAAATTGCCGCACCAGAAGCCACATCACCAAGAAAGCTAGGAATGTCTTGTGCGCGTGACAGTGCAGCGCTGGAAAGGCCACCACCAAGAGCAGCCTGACCAAGTGTTGCAGGAGCCGTTACAGCGCGTGTTGGAAGCATCGCAGCCGTGCCAGCAATGTTGCCAAGGATTTGCCCTGCCGTTGACGTATTGGCCCGACGAGCAATATCAGTTTCCATTAGCGTCTGGCGTGCCGTTGGAAGCCCAAGAGCGGCCCCAAGGCGATTAATACCGCCAACACCGGGCAGTTGTTCCAAACGTGATGCAACAATATCCAACGGCTCTCGTGCGCCAAGATACAGGCCACGAAGCAGACTTTCGTCGCGTGGTTGACCAGCACCAATCTGCTGCTTAACAGTTGCGTCAATCACATCATCTGGAGTTCCTTCGGGAAATTCCAGAATAGTGCCGTCAGGAAGCTCTGCCTTAATTGCCATTACATACGGTTCCCAAATCGGTCGAACTTGATAACCCGTGAAGCCTTGCCGCCGCCCATCATAGCTTTTGCACGATTGATATTAGGCGTAGGCTTCTTCACTTCGGCCAAGCGGCTGTTAACAAAGTCTAGGCGCTCAGAGATAAGTGAGCGAAGACCGCCCAACTTCTCTTCAATGACTTCATCCTTATCGTCAGCCATAGGCTTAAAGGCTTCAAGTTTCTGAGCAAATTCACGCATATCCTGCGCACCTTCACCGGGAACGCGGGTGATCTGGCTTGCCAACGAATAAAGCTGGCTTGCTGCAGTATTGAAGCGGCCAACATCCTTTGACACGCTATCGCCAGGGAATGCGCCTGGGAAATACTCACGAACCACGCGCCAAGGCTCTTTGCCCTTCAGCGAGCGATTGTAGATTTGCTCTGCGCGGCCAAGTTGCTTTGCAACGCTGTTTAATTGCGTGCGTGCCGATGCCAAATCCTGATAAATAGCAGGAGTTGGAATATTAGCAGTTGCAGCAGCAGTCGCAGCCTCAGTCTGAGGCTTTAAACCAGCCTTAACAGTTTCTGTTGCAGCAGTCTCAGCGCCAGCAACAGCACCACGGAAGCCGGGAGTTTCAGTTGGCTTTACAGGCTGCTGGAGAGCCTCAGGTGCAGGCTTTACAATAGGTGCGTCACGCCATCCCATTATGGTTTACTCCGAATATTGCCTTCAGGGTCTACGAATTGCGCACCAGATGGCAGTTTTTCATAATCAGCGTCACTTGCTACAGTCGGTAACCCTTGCAAACGAGCGGATGGATTAACGATTGCACCAGTAAACGGATCACGCGGACGGCCAAGTGGGTCAAATGCCAAACGTGCAGGAGCCTGCGCCTTATTCTGCTCCACAATCAGCTTTGCGAAGTCATCTGCGCTCATCAACTGCACTGCACGGGCCAACTGCGGATTGGTCTGGGAAAGTTCAGAGATATATTGCTGACGGACGGCATTGAGTTGCGCCTGCCGTTCAGCCTGCTTCCTCATCTCATCAAGCTGAATGCGGCCCTGAACTTCTTGCAGCTTCTGCTGCTGAAGGCCCTGAATGACCTGTTGCGGTGTTGTCGTCGAGCCGCGAGATACAGACTTAAGCAATGCGCCCAACGCCGAAAGCTTGTCGCCAGTGTTCAATTGCCCAGCAAGATTGCCCTGCATGATTTGCGCAAGACGTTCTGCATCAGTCATGTTTGGGTTCATAGCCATAATTAGAAAATCCCAAGCTTCTTAAGGCCACCAAGGATGCCAACAACATCACCAGCCGTGCCAAGGAAGCCCTGTCCAGGCGTTGTAGTGGTTGTTGCAGAAGACGTTGTAGCAGGAACACCAGCAATGCCGGATTGCAACACTCGCAGCTGCTCCATCGGATAGCCACGCTGCGCAAGGAAGTCCTGATAGGCCAGATCAAGGTTCTGCTGGGCCATCTGACGTTGTGCTTGTCCGGCCTGTGCCAACATTTGCTGACGAGCCTGTTCTTGAGACAATGCCTGCGCGCCAAATCCAGCTAATTGCGCGGCTCCAGCAAGCTGCTGTGAAGGCAATTGCGATGCCAAGCCAGCGGCCTGTCCGTAGCCCTGCTGATACAGGTTAGCCAGCGTCTGTTGCGTGTTCAAATCCTGCTCTGCGGCCAACTGGGCTTCGTAAACCCCACGGCGCTCGTTACCGAATGCACGGGCTGAAGCAAGGCGGGCGCGGGTTTCAGCGTCACGCTCTGCACGGGTCTGAGCCAAACGGCGCATAGTAGCATCTACAACGCTCTCCTGATACGGAGACATGAAGCCTTGGACGTTCTGCTGGAACTGGGCAGGAGAGTAACCAGCGGCCATCTGGGCAGCCTGCGTGGCCTGTTCAAGCTGAGGAGCGCCTACACGGCCTAAAGCAGCCTGCTCTGCCATCTGGAAGGCTTGCTGCTCTTGCGGGCGAAACTGAGCAACTCGAGGCCCCTGATAGGCCTGATACGGGATGGAAGCCACATTCTGTGCGGCCATGAACCCACGGGTCATCAAGTCCTGAACAAATGGATTTAGCTGCTGCGTTGTCTGCTGTGTCGCAGTCTGACCGCCCTTAGACATACTTAAAGCTCCTTAGCGATGGTGGTGCATACTTCTTTCCACCCATCTCGCTCGAAAATCCTTACCCAACCCCGTCTACCAGATATTGACATAGAATTACAGCCAATAGTTTTAGCATACGCTCTTACTGACTTCTCCATTTCGAGAAGCTCTTCTAAGTCTCCACCAGCAAGGAAGATGTGCATTACCTTGGTCTGGGGATATATCTGTATCTCAGTTATGATTGCCGACTTGTCACCGGGCCAGAACTGAAAGTCACCTCTAACTACGCCATTCCAAATATCGTCTAGTGTGTGCGTGCCTTTGGTGTATTCTAATGCGTCTTCGATATACTTTCGGCGCGCATGAAACTGTTCGTAAACTGGTATCATTGCTGAACCTGAGTAACCGCCACATGGGCTGTCGGAGCGGATGGAGCAAAAGCTGTTGCCGCTACGTTAGTTGGTTTCAAGCCAGTGTCATCCACCGCCCAGAATAGTTCCACATAGTCACCAGCGGCCAGTGACACGAAGTCATTGATGGCCAGAACCGTGTAGCCACCGCTGTCTTTAAGCGAACCTACAGCCGTGCTTGAATCAATGTTTGTCGTGCCGTTCTTCTTCAGCCACATCCACGCCGCTTTTGCGTTAGCGTTTGCAGACGAGAACTGGATGCGTGCGGCAAAGTTGTAGAGGCCGCTGTGGGCCACTGTCAGGCGCGTTGTAGGGCTTCCTGTAAGGGTAATGCCCTCAGTGATGACTGTCGTGTCCCACGCAAGCGCATATGCCGTATTGGCTGCCGCCGGAGTGATTGTCGTGTTCTTGGTAAACTGGCCGTTGTAGTATTGCTGCTCAATGGCTGGGCGGACGAATATCTCACCATCCGTAGTTCCAACCTTGAGGACAGCAGCAACGGGAACCACGTTGTCAGGCGCAGTTGGCTTGACGTTGGTAAATGCTCCAGCCGTAGTCGGTGATGCGTAGAGAACATCACCAACGCTAAATGCGCTCGTGTTGATGCCGCGAACGTGGCCGAATGTGGTGCAGTAACCAACTTCGCCACTGTCAGGCAGTTCGTGGGTAAGCACGCCGAGAATGTAGAGCGTAGGCGTGGAGCCGTCAGCTAGATACTTTGATACGGACAGGACGTTGTTCGCGCCAACGCCAGAGAAGCCGACAACAGTGCCGTTTGGCAGTGTTACGCCGGTCATGTTCTCTACGCGGGCGTAAACCTCTTGGCCGACCTGTTGGATAACGCCGTATTCCATACCAATGTCGAGCGTGCCGTCATTTGTATTCCACGACAAAGAACCCTCAGCGGGCGTGTGGCTGTCAGTGGTAATGAAAGAGGCATCCGAGACAATCAGCTTGGCAGGCTGGTAAACACCTACGTCCTGCCCCTTTTCGTAAAGGGTGTTGGAATAAAGCTCGATAAGGCGGTTACGTTGCGCCTCATATGCAGGATTATATGCGCCAGGAGGCGGCGGTAGCTTCAGTGTCACCTACGGCCCCCAGCTACAGCATTTAGACGCTGCGTGCCAACTCGCCAGCTTGTCGCTGGTGTTGTGGTTGTAACGCGCATCTTTACCTGACGGCCATTAAAGCGAACAGATGTCGGATTAGTCAGGCTGTAAGGGCCGTAACTCTCTTCACTGCCATTAGGATAGTAACGGGTTTTGAATGTCGCCGTAACGCCACCCTGATTACGCTCGTCAGGGATCATCTCGTTAACATACATGATGTTATCGCCATTCCCGATCTGCACTGGACCACTCTCAGCGTAAGGCGTTCCGCTATCGTAGTTCAGACCAACTTCGTGGTCGTAGATGTAGCCGTTCGCGCCAATCATAATTGGGTTACGGAATACGCTTCGGTCTGTGCCAGCAGTGCGGGCCAGCGTGCCAATCGTCCAGTGGTTTTCGACATAATCCCATGCAACATAGCTGTCGTTCTCGTTTGAATTGGCGGATGGGTAGAACCACCACACCTCATTAAACTGAGCGTTGTTAACAGCGTAAACCTTGGAGATTTGGTTCGTGTTAATGTTGTTAAAGATGTAGTCGTAAACGTCACACTGCAACGGCTTTACATAACCATCAAAGATATGGAAGCCACGAGCGCCCATCCAAACGCACAAGTTATCTAGAACGGCAGCGCAGTTAGCCGATACAGCACCACACGCACGGCCAGCAATTTCCGCGGTATAAACGAAAGGCTGCCCAACATATGTCAGTGTATGAGCATCAATGTCTGTCAGGATTAGGTTCTGCCCACGAACGCGCTTGGCGGTAACGATGCGGCCTGTCGTCTGAAGTTCGATGCTGCCAGCAAGGTTCGTAGAAGCCGGTGTCCAGATCGTGTTGTTCTCAAGGTCCGACCAAGCTACCTTACGGCCATCACCAGAAGCCCCCAGAGCGAACAGGGAGCGTTCAGCGGTAACGAGTAGGCCAATGCAGTTTGTGGGCGCATTGGTGATTGCAGCGGCCTTGGTAGGCGTTGTGAAGTCAAGTTGCCATTCGTAGAGCTTGCCGTCAGATGTCGAGCAGCCGACGAGATATTCGCCCCATGTATCCAGAGACCACGTTGTTGCAGGAGTTACAGAACCGCTATCAGGACGAGGTGTGCCGTAATAGCCAGCACTATAATTGCCAATGCCGAAGCCAGCACCCGTTGAAGCATCGTCTGATCCCGCTGTGAAGCCAGTAGGCGTAATATCCACAAGCGCACTAGATTGCGTCATCACATAGAGCTTAGATGACGTTCCAAGCGCCGCAAAACGCACGTTGCTGTTGGTTTTCCATGTAAGAAGGCCGCGACATTTACCTGTCAGCGTGCCAGAACCACGGCGCTCCCAACCGCCTACAGGCTCCATTGAACCCTCAGTCCAGCGGACAAGGTTCACATCATACCAGCGCCCTGCGGACTGGAGTTCAGTGCCGCTACGATACACTCCGGGCGGTATAGAGAGTGGAATAAGGGCCATAGCTACTCATCAAAATCGTCGGGAGAGAACGTAAACACAATCTCTATATCATCTTCTTCAGAGTTTTGCCATGCCTCC